ACACAAAGAACCCTACTTTTCGCTAAAGCTAACACCATGTCTGGACAGGAGGAATTTGCAAAGATTGCAGTTGAATTCGCCAATGAAGCAGTTGACACCGCTGCGATACTTGAAATCGTCAAGGAGTTCGCATACCAAGGTTATGATGCTGCTAGAGTTGTCGAGCTGGTTCGGGAGAAGGGAGGAGACACATGGAGGAATGATGTGAAGACTCTGATCATTATTGCTCTCACTCGAGGAAATAAGCCAACCAAAATCCTTGAGAAGATGTCTCCTGCAGGGAAGTCGAAATTTAGGGCTCTTGTGCTGAAGTACAGCCTTAAAAGTGGAAATCCTGGTCGTGATGATCTGACCCTAGCGAGGATTGCCTCTGCATTTGCAGCATGGACTATCCAGGCTATCAAGGTGGTTGAGCAATACCTTCCGGTCACTGGGGCTGCAATGGATGAGCTGTCTTCAAGCTACCCAAGACCTATGATGCACCCATGCTTCGGAGGCTTAATTGATAACACTCTACCAGAAGAGACTGTGGCCGCCCTTGTGAGAGCTCACAGTTTGTTCTTAGATACCTTCTCAAGGACTATCAACCCTGCTATGAGGACCAAGACTAAGGCTGAGGTTCTCAAGAGTTTTGAGCAGCCTCTCAATGCCGCCATCAATAGCAGGTTCTTGACAAGTGAGGCCAAGAGGAAGATCTTAAAGAGTGCTGGAGTAATTGATACCAACCTTAAGCCATCTCCAGCTGTCAAGCAGGCCGCTGACAAATTCTCTGAGACAGCATAAGCTGCCATGGGTGGGGAGTAAGGGATTTCTAAATTGGGTTCTCTAATTGGCTTAATTATTTTAGATTTGGACACTAAATTGGGATGGGATTAATTGGCTATCTAAAACACACCACGGGCAGCTTACACCTCTATGTCCGAATCAAATTCAGAATCAGTTGACACTCCTGAGTCACATGGGCTAGGTGTTATAGCGTCAAAAATGTCTGCACCAGGGCTCCACACATCTAGCAAGCCTGGGAAGTCTCTAGTTAAGGCGTCAATACAGGCTTGGAAGAAAGGAATCACAGTTCCGCCGAAGAGCACTGACCTGGTCCTGTCCCTCTGAAACCCTCTAATCATCCTGAAAAACTGAAGAATGCAAATGCTTTTCATCATGTCCTTGCAGGGAACCAAATTCTCCTGTATGCCAAGAGAGTGGGCCATTGACCTAATTCTTCCTGCCATGTCTACAATACCTTTCTCTAGGTGAGGTGCCTTGGTGACTTCGAATATGTACTCAGCTAGCTCACGCCTAGAGTAACTAAAAGACACAAAAATACATGGGTACAGGATCCGGAATGCTTTCAATGACACATGACCAGTTGGCCAGATCAGGGAATTTCTGGTATAGTGCAAGCGAGAGTCCATAAGATCTGATACTGGTAATCCCTGGAAAGTCTTCATTAAAGAGTCCAACAGCGGGAGTTCATCTAATGTCACCCTTGAACCCCACATGTGCGGACCCCATCTCCAAGGTAGCTCGCCAGAGTCAATGAAGTCATAGAGGGTGTTTCTGTAAGACAGGCTCTGCCTTGACTCAAATAGCTCGAACTCTAAATCGTCATAGACGCACACAGGACCACCCACTTCTTTATTAACAGCCTCGAAGCTCACCATTACCTCACCTAGACAGGGATAGTCATAGGTTGGTGTAATACGGTCACACAGGTAGTGGAGAGACATCGTGATAGTTTGTATGAAGCAGTAGGGGGTCTTTGTGT